AGGGGTATACGCAGGGCTGGTTAAAGCGGTTTTGGGGCTACTCTTCATGTTCTTCTCCTTGGGTTAAATAAAATATTCATCGGTGAGTTCACGGCAGATTTTCCACCCAAATACAACGGCGTCATAAATTAGAAACGAAACCGCTCCCAGAAGGATAAAGGGGGACAATAAAGTGTAAGCGCACACTGCGCGTGCGATTCTAAGTGCTCTTTTCATTAGTCTTTTCATTAGTATTCTCCTTGATTTCATCAGTTATGGCTAGGTAGGCCTTTAGACGCTTTACGCGTTGTTTGTTGTACGTGACCAGTGCCTGTGCGTACTCCACCGAAGTTTCGGCGCGCAGGAGCTCATGCTCAGCCTGCGTCAGTTCTTTTGCGGTAATCTGTGCAGGGGTCATGCCCTTTACCATTGTGGTAAGGCCCTTGCATAGTCCACTAAACATCAAAGCAAACATTGAGCTTAGTCTTGCCGCTTAAGCATCAAGACGGCCCCGGCCACTGCTTCTTGGACGCCGCCCACCAATCTGGCGGTCATGTTCACTGCTCGCGCGTGATCCGGCTCCATGCCAATGGTAATAAGTTTCAACGTAGAAGCTATCTCACCCAGTCGCACAAGTGCAAGCTCAATAGCCTTGATCCGTGGGTCATGGCTTAGGGGGTTGTAATCGTGCTCATCTGGTGCAGGGGGCACGGGCAAAAAGGGTTCAGGCTGCCACTGGTTTTTGCGTGGGCGACCGGGGCCGCGTTTCACTGCAATGGGCTTAGCTTGGGGTTTGATTTTCGATGCCATTTTTTATCTCCTTGGGGTTTATGGTAATCATCTTTCCGACTATCCGCTCTTTGTTCACCAGTGCGATGGCTCTTTCCATGTCTTTCACGGTAATGACTTCCATCTGCGCGTCGTGAAGCTCAAGCAGCTCATTCAATGCCGTGATTTGTGGCCCACGGCATATGAATTTTTGATCTGCAGCTCCTCGCCTGCAGACATCTAGCAGGGCCTCTCGCCCGTTGTTCATGTACTCTTTAAATTGTGTTCCAAATCCCATGCGCAGTAAGGCATGAACAACGTTATTCATGCTAATGAGGTTGTCCATATCGCTCTTCTCGGCTTTTTCCATGATAAGGGCCTGCATTGCCAGAGCATTTTTTATCTTGAGGTCGATTAGGAAATCGTCGTGCAGGGCCACCGGCTTCATGCTCTCGATTGTGTAGCCGACAGGATCCACAAGCACCGGGCGTGGCCGGTATTTAGAGCGCTTACGCATTTTTAAAAATTGGTGCCCATTTGGTTTTGGGCTCCGCTGCGTGCTTGATGTAGAAGTGGATCAGGTGGTCAAACGTCTGCACGTAACTCATCCTTACCCCGGTCTGTGCCTCAATCACATCCCTGATCTTGTCTACGTTGGCGTCTACAAGAATTGTTATTCGTTTGGTGCTCATAATTTTCTTTTCGGGTATTTATAAAAAACGTGGAAACCTATGACTTCAGTCAGTTCTAAATTAGCCGCCCATGATGGATACACCGCTATCGTGTGATAGTGCGTAGACTTGCGCGTGTTATCCCTCAGCCTTCCTGCAATTGCCTTAGACACGACACGCTTCACGTCCGCTGTGTACGGCACACGCCTTGGGTCCCTCACTTTGTGGTTGTTGGCCCAGCTGAACTGTTTGTCTTGGTAAACCACCTGACAAATTGTGTTTGGCCATCGCTTATCTTTCACACGATTAAGCACCACATTTGCCACCGCCCTAATGCCTGCCAAATTCTCGCCTCTTGCCTCGTAGTGCAAAGTGTCCGCCAAGCACTTTGCCTGCTTGTTATACGGAACCGCAGCAGCGGTCATTGGTAGCAGCAGAAGGACTAGGGGCCACCTAGCCATTGCCTGCTGATGCCGTCGTGCATCGGAATAGGTGCGCACAGTCATCACAGCACCGCTCAATCCTTACGTGGCCGCCTAGGTATGAGCCAAAGCAGATGGGTGTTCCCGAGGCCGCCTCCCCTTCATCCTGCAGGAATTCATCCTGATCCTCAGGGCACATTTGAGCAAACGTTTCAAAGTGGTTTTCACCACAACAACTAAACGACACCTTTGCCGTGCCGCAGTAGCAGCAGTACTCAGTGCTGTCTTCCATCCATTCATCTTTGGTCATTTCATCCCTCCATGTATTCAAAAATAGCTTCTTGGATGTTTTCCTCATCTTGGGCAGTTATCTTTTTTTCTAGCCAAGGGGCCCGGCGGCCACGGCTGTCAAGGATTTCAAAATCCCCCGTCCCACCTTCTGCCGGGTAGCAGTCCTCAGGAGGGCCGCTAATATATGCCGGTTGATACCTCTCGTAATCAACAACACCTATTAAGCAGGGGATGCCCGCAACACGGGCTTCAATCTCAGCAATGTACGTTTTCATGCCTTGACCTTGAGAGCGTCTTCGTCGATGTCGTCCGAATACAGGCTGATGCGGACCACGCCATCCGCCGTGCGGATGACCAGCTCTCGCCACATGTGGTTTTCGCTCTCGTGCTGGGGGTCCAGCTCAATGCTGGTGACTTTTCGGATGTCTAGGGTAACTTCCATTTCTTTCTCTCTTTCTGGGATTAAGGGCGTCACGTATCGCATGACGTATCGTAATTCTATTGCATTTTCTTCTGATCTGTCAACATTTGCAGATATTCCACTATTGCATCAATTGAAAAAGTGTTTCCAAAGCTTATTTCCTGCAGCTCCCCCCATGTCTCTTGGTCATCTTTCACCATGACGGGACCGAACAGCTGGTATTCGATGCCTGCCATTTTGATAGTGACCTGCTGTAGCATGATGGGTGGGAGCCGGTTACCTGCCCATTGGGTTTTTACAGCCATCTGATGCCTCTGAGTTGACAGTTAATACAAACATCAAGGAGCAAATGGCATGAGCAAGGTGAGGAAGCCCGCTCTCTGGGTCGTATTCCTCCCCTTGCAAGTATGCGCTCATGTGCCGCAAAGCTGCCGCAGGATAGCGCTCATCAGCGTGATCCACCCTGCGCCAGTTGTCAGGGCTATATTTACTTGCCCCGTACGTCAAAACTCGAACAACGTCATCTAATGCACGAAACGGCACAAGGTCGTAGCGCATTTTTTCCTGATCATTTTTTATTCCGGTTTCCATTTTTTGCCTCTTACACAGGCTTTTGCGGGTCGACCAGAAATTTATAGCCCCCTATCCCAGACAGGTACTCTGTCTCATATGGAAGGCATTCTGTCCACTGGCGGGTGTTGCCCTCGGCGTTGTCATTTAGCACTTCCGGGGGGTCTATATAAGGGGCCACCGCATGTGTCTCACCGCACAATGTGCACACTAGGGTGGGGCCAATCGGGTCGCCCAGATAAGAGGGTTTTGGGAACGAATCAGTCATGAAATACTCCTTTTTGGGGGTGTGGTTTATCGTAGCAAACTTTGAGTGTGAGACTTCTGTAATTGTGAGAGCTGCAGCTTGCAGCTCTCAAATTCTAAGTGAGTACGGGCCCACTCAAGTCTCCATGTTCTTAACGCTTCTATTCGATCCGAAGCTATAAAAAGCGCCTCTTTTACTTCCTCGTTATCTGAAAGGGACGCAACAGTTTTTAAATAGTCCGTGTAGGTCATTTATTAGCCCATCCAGAAAAGACGCAAAAACCTTTTCCACAGCGGCACCATGGCCCGTGTTCCTTGGATTTCGCGCAGGTAGTCGTTGCCATCCCACGATCTTTCAGTGCGATGGCTTAGTGCATCCTGCAGCAGGCGTATTTCCCGTAATGCAGCGTCTCGCTGCCCCCGGTATTCTTCTGCTCGGGCTTGCCAGTGAACAATACATGCTTTCATTGCTGCTTCGCTAAGTTGTATTACAGCGCCGTTACTGATCATCACGTGTCTCCTCGATTTCATCCTCTAAGGAAATGATCTCAGACTCTGACAGCGAGGGGAGGATATTTGCCCTGCGCTTAACCCGGGAGGCGTCTGGATCACTTTGAACGGAAAATACTCCGGTGATATCAATTTGCCGAGGCAAATCATCTTCTGCAGGCAGGACCGTGTATTTAACCTCTATTTCAAGGCTTAAATGTGTTCTATGCGCGCGAGACATGAGTAGGTTTCTCCGCTTGTTGCTGTTCCCAAAGTTTCTTTTTGAACTCTCGTTCAATCAGATCCATCGCGGCTTGGCCAATGGGGGTCTCGTTTAAGTCGGCAAGTTCACGCAGCATGGCGTAATGTTCGGACCGGATGGTAAGCGTGGTCCACGGCGTGTTCCGCTGGGACGGTGACTTAGGGGTCTTGTGGCCTTCCGGCGTGGGCTTTCGGCGTTTTCCGTAAATCGCTGGCATTTCGTTCTCCTTTCTAATAAAAACAGGCTTTAGTGTATCTTATATATACCTAGCAGGCAAGGTCAGGCGAAAAAAAACCGGTAAGGAGTAACCCTTACCGGTAGGACTTAACCAAAGGAGGCAGGCCCGGCAACAATGGGCCTGCCCTTCAACTATAGCGCGAAATCACTTCGCATCGCCCCAGCTTTTTCCAATTTCAACGTCTACTTTGCTGGGGACCTCAAGCGTGACGGCTGTTCTCATGATCTCCGCAGCTTCGCGCGCGTCCTCCATGTTGTCCACACTCAGCGCAATCTCATCATGGACCTGCAGCAGGATACGGAATCCGGCTTTGTGTAGGGCAACCATGGCGGCCTTGGTCTGATCTGCCGCAGACCCTTGGATAAGCTTATTTAGGCCCTTGTATGTGGCTGCCCGCTTGACTCGCGCGCCATACTTGATGACAGCTTCTTGGTAAGGCAGCGCCTTGTTGATTCCCCACTCTGTAGGCTCCCATAATGGGAACCTGCACTTACGGCCCAAAAGAGTACGGATGGACCCTGCAGACGCCGGATGCTCAATGCGGCGCATAACAGCGTCTACGGTTCCGCGCAGGAATGGGACTTTCGCATGAAACACCTTCATCAGCTCGCCCGCTTCGTCTACAGGCAGGTCGAGCTGCGCGGCAAGCTTGGCTTTGCCCATGCCGTACATAAGGCCCAGACCAATAGTCTTTGCCTGCTTGCGTTTGATCCCCGCCATGTCCGCCACCATTTGGTGAAAGTCAGTATTAGGGTCCGCTCTGTACGCCTCCGCCATGTTTTCCGCACCGGGAAGCTTAAGTAGCGTGGCGTAGTGAACCAGCAATCGGGGTTCCTGTGAGCTAAAGTCATTTGCTGCCCACAGCTGGCCCTCTTCAGGCAAGAACAGAGAGCGCACCAGAGGCCCAATAATCTCGTGTCGGGCCGGGACTTGCTGTAGGTTAGGGTTGGACATGGAAAGGCGGCCCGTGACTGTCCCACCATTGTCTGAGCGCAGTTGGTTGACGTGAGGATGTATACGTCCATCAGCCTTGGAAAAATCTAAGTAGGGCTGCAGAAAAGTCCCGTGGGTCTTGTTGAGCTCTCGCGCTTCCACAATCATTTGAGCAACAGGATGCTCACATGCGTCTAACCAGCTCTTTGTAAAGCTTGGTACGTTGGTGTGAGTCTTAGGGTACGCAATTTTGAGGGCGTCAAATGCAATCGCAACGCTGGAAGCTGCCCAGATATCCACGCTGTAACCGGTGGCCTTTCGTATGTCCTTGAGCAGCTGCTCTTCCCGTGTTTTGTAATCAGCTATCACGCGCTGCGCCTTGTCCCGGTCAAACCGAATACCCTTCATTGTGAGCTCAACAAAAATAGGAAGTAACTCGGTCTCCAGACTGAACATGGACTCGACTTCTTCTTGCGCCAACACCGTTTTAAGGTGACGCCAAAGTTTCAAGGTAAGCGCTGCGTCCTGCTCTGCGTAATTTCCCACATACATCGCAGGAAGTTTCCAGAGCTCTTTTTTAGGGTGCACTCCAAAGTCACTCGCAGCTTCTTTAAGGCCTTGCTCTGACTTAACCTCTTTAAGGTAATCAAAGCCAAGCGTGTTCAGGCTAAAGGAGAACCTGTTTTCGTCAATGAGCGGGGCCGCCAACATCGTATCAATGATGCGTCCGGAAATGGTAAATCCACTGGCAAGCAACCATCCGGAATCATAGGCCGCGTTATGCATTACCTTGTCTGCAGGAGTGGCCAAGACTTTTTTGATCCAGCGTTCCACGACGCCACGATCAAGGTTTCCGCCGCCCGCATGTGCAACAGGGTAATACCCTGACCATCCGTCAACTGCTATGGCGTATCCAACAATGTAGCCATCGTTACGGGGCCACCCCGGGCCCATGCTCTCCAAGTGAGGGTCACACGTCTCAAGGTCAATTGCGATTTCTTTAGCGTCAGATAGGTCAGGAAAATGGCTAGGTGGGAGCCACTCAGCAGACGTGGGAAAAAGAGACATAGTCCGGTTCATAACCTGAAACCCTTGTATTCGTTCTTTGGCAGAACTAAATGAAGTGATTGACGTGTTCGAGTCACGCCTACGTAAAGCAGTCGATTGATATCATCGGAATTGGTGTTGTAAGCCGCAGCCGACTTACTGGATAGATCCGTAAGCAAAAGTACATTGTCCGCTTCACCGCCTTTAGCCCCATGGATCGTGGAAAGTTTGATGGAGATTTTCCCCGACAGTTTTGTGCCGCGCCGCAGCATTGCAATCAAATAGTCCCGCTTCTCCTCGCCTATTTTTGTCAACACGTTATGCCAGATCCCATTGGTCAACAAGCCGTGGTCCTTGGTCAGTGACTCCAATGTAAAGAAGCCTTCCGGGTTAACATTCCGAAGCGTTTTGTGACCGCGAGTTACAAACTCTGTTCCAATATGCTTGTATATCTGTTGGAGCACAGAGAAAGGCACTTCTTTGCCCTTTCGCAGGGCCTCCCACCCCATTACAGCATTCAGTACAGCCTCAGAGACACTCCGGTGGCCATGCCGCTCAAACAACAGGCCTTGGCTCTTTATCCAGTTGTGCATGTCGTTGAGCATGTAATTGGCCGAAGCCATGATCAGCCACTCGCCGTTTGTGATGTCGACATGCTCATAGGCGTTGTAGTACTTGATGTCCCCTTCAAACTCACGCGGGTTCCAGTTCTTGGCCTGTCGTGTGCGAATACGATTAACAATGGTATTTGCCAACGCGTGAACTTTTGCGGGCACGCGGTAGGACTGCTCGAGAATGACAATATCGCCTTCAAACGCTAAAAAGCTGTTTACGTCGGCCCCCGCCCAAGTGTAGATTGCTTGGTCATCATCCCCGGCTAAAAAAGCTCGCTGGGCCCTCATTGCAAGGTTTGACACAAGTGTCCACTGAAGTCGAGAAAGGTCCTGTGCCTCATCGATTACCAGCACTTCTAGGCTCGGTAAAAGGTGTGGCATTTCATTAATCTTTTCCAGTAGGTCCGTGAAATCCATTAGGGATTTCGATTCTTTGTACTGGCGGTACGCGCGTTCCACGTACTCAAAGTGGAACCACTCGATCTTCATCTCACTGCTGTTGTAGTGCTCGCGCAAATCTTTGCCACGAATGCGCGCAATGTTGATCTCGTTAAGGATTGGGTGATCCGCCTTGACCATGAAGTCTTCGTCGCCGCTTTCAATTGAAAGCTCCAGCCCTGCTTCTCTGGCAAATTCCACGTAATGCTCTGTCCGCATCATGTCCTTGGTCGTGATGCCAAGGCAGCGATACGCCAAACTATGTAGCGTCCTAAACCATGGGAAGTCCGTTGCCTCATTTAAAGCGGGAAACTTCGTTATTGCACGTTCTTTAGCCTCAGTGGCAGCTTTGCGAGTAAAGGCAAAATAGCCGATCTGTGTGGGATGGGTGCCATCCAAAAGCTCTGCCTCTATCATGCGCAGGAGGTAAGTTGTTTTCCCGGATCCGGGCGGGCCAAATACTTTGATCGTGCTCATCAGAACGGACTCCCTTTTTGCATTTCTGGAGTGTCAAACGGCGCATCCTGTCGATCAAAGCGCGGAAGCCTCCACACCCGAGTTGTGCGACCCTTCAGAAACAAGCTAATAGGCTCTCCGCTCATGTCGCGAAGTCGTTGAGCCATCTTAGGGGCAGTCATGCCGATAAAATTGTTGCGCTTTAAGTGGGCTTCAAGGTCCTTAATTCTCATGTAGACCTTGCCTTCTTCCTCATTGGTCCAAGGGCGGCCCATCAAAATCTCGTCCCTATCAATCGCCTGTTGCAAGTGCGTGCAGAACTCTTCCACAAGGTCAGCAAAACGGCCAGATATGCTCGTGTCTTCAGAGGCGTCTTGAATCTGTTCAAGCTCCACCATTTCCGAAAGCAGCGCATTCAGCAGCTGTTCCCAATCCTGTTTTTTAAGGGTAGGGGGCAGCAGGTTCAGCTTTTCCATGCACGCCTTCTGGAAGAATGCTTGATTAAAAAAGTGGTCAGTGTCCAGCTCGATCCGCTTAGAGTTGACATCTAAGAACCACAAGGGCGGCTCAGAGTTGTACTTAGATAGTGAGCCCAGCTGCGGGGAGTCTGGGCCATCTCCCCCAATCCCATATTTCCGCGTCCGGCACAGGCCAGAGTTGCAAAAGGAGTTGAGCGGGGCATCCTTACACTTGTACTTGTAGTCTTTTTTATTGAGCTGCTTGATGATGATCTGCAGCTCGGCGTTACCAAGAGGCGGCCCAAAGTACTTCTGGTTGTACTCCATCAGCTTATCTTCCCAACTGACTATGTTGACGCGTTTTAAATAGATGCCAAGGCTAAACAAGCCGTTATTTCGGGTGCCCTCTGGGAACCCTTGAGAGCAAAGCGCTTGCAAACATGGAGGTCCGTCTTTTACAGGGTGCTCAGGCTCCGGCGCAGCCTCTGGGAATTTTACAGGGGTGTCTTGGACATACCTCTCGTATAACTCATAAAACTCTTCTAGCGAGGCACTTGATCCGTCGTCCTTGATGCCGTAGCGAAGGGACTCATCCCCGCCAAAATACGGCAGGTTTAGAAAGTTCCCGGTGTCACCGCGCTCAACTAAAATTTCAGATTGCTTTGGAAATATTTCTCGCCCCGCTTCGCCAAGTAGAGCCGCAACAGACTTTAGATACCGCTGCATCTCGGAGGCAGCGATAGGCTCTTTTGTAAAAAGAAACACGTGCGCGCCGCCTGACTTGCTTCGGCACACAACAAGGGGCAGTTCCAACTTACGTATTTTTGTGACTAGGCCAAGCAGGTCCAAAGGGTACTGGTCAATGTCGACACAGCCCCAAATACAACTGTTGTCCGCTCGGATGGGGATGATGCCCAGACTAGGCTCTACGCCGTCAAGGTGTTTTTGCCAAAGGTCATCAGTTGGGGCTTTGCGGACAACAACAGCTTTTCCTGCTTGCTTGCCGTTGTCTTTAGCCTTCTCAATTCGATATGTGCCGTAGGCTATATCGAGTCCTGCGAAGATCGCTTGGAACCGGGTGATATCTGTCATTATAACTTTCTCGGTATAAAAAGCGGGGGCACAAGGCCCCCGCAAGATCAGAACGGAGCGCTCATACCAGACTCAACGGTATCGCCCTCATGCTTGGCTTGAACTTTACCGGAGTTAATTTGCTCCGCAAAAGATTTAGCCGCTGCATAAACGTTCTGGTCTTCTACCGACCCAACTCGCTCAACTTCCCATCCAAACCACTTGCCCTTGTCGTTAGACTCGCCTGCGGTTGTAAGACGGTAAACCTGACTGTAGCAGGCGGGTGTAAACAACCCGTTCTTACCTTGCAGCTTTACCGACATCATCATCGAATTCCACTTCCGGCTTTTCTTGAGCTGAGTAGATTTCATGACGATCAATGCAGGATTGGGAAATCCATTTTCGTCAAGAACAATCACGTAATGGTTGGCGGTGTTTTCAATGTAATTACCGCTGTCCAAATAGTCTTTGTTGTCACCCGGCTCACGGTGGGTCTTGGTAAGAATGTCGCTGGTCGATGGATAAATTGCAAGCGGCGCACCGCTGCCGCTGCCACGGGGTGCCCACTCAATGTACTGACGAATGTAAGTGGTTGGGACAACGAGAATGCCCTTTTTACCGTCGTACAATTGGCCGGTTACGCTGTTGTAGATCATGCCGGGCATTGCGCCATCTACTTCACCAATCTCAGGTGACACATTAGTCAGGAGACGCAAAAACGGAAGCGCGAAGTCATCCTGATTCATGTTCTCAAAACCGGACTGTGCGTCCTCTTCAAACATGCCAATAACAGCCAGCTCGCTCTGGGCCTTGATTGCTACTTCTTGAGTCTTGCTCATGATAATTTCCTTTTTTCGTTAAACGGATTTAATAACCGCTTTTTGGCCAATGTATGCACCAAAAAGTTCTGAGTCGAATTCGTTGCCTCTTTCGACCTGCTCTTTAACCCATGCTTTTAAGGTCATGGGTTCTATCTTCTCTGCTTGATCGGCGGGGTAGCCTTGCGCACGGAGGAGATTCAATAGACGAACGCAAAAGTCGTCTTCGCCTCGGCCAAATCGGACCGAGACTGTGTTCTTGATGATGTCGTCAAAGCCGTGTTCCCTGAGCCATTGATAGGCTTCAGCTCGACGTGCTTCTGGGATAGAGGCGCTGTAGAAAGGCTTGATGTCAATGGAGCTTCCATCTTCCATCACAAACTTCTTCATGCCCATACCGGTCAAGGCTTCGGGAATCGCCTCTTCGGTAAGCTTGCGGTATTGCTCTTTGAGGGTCTTGAGCAATTGTTCTTGCTCAAGAATGTCGTTCTCAAGGGATTTCGCAAGTTTGGCCAAAGCGGCAATGCCAGAGATGTCCTCATCTCTGACCTTAAGTGCACCTGCGTCCTGCTCAAAAATATTCGTCAAACTCATCGCTGTCTCCTTTCTGGGGGAATAGATCTACTTGGATCGGAATATAACGCCGCTCAAGCTTGTCCCATTTGAGACACTTAAAACGACCGTTATTTTTGGAAGCCGCAATCGCACTGATGATCCCAATTGCTGTGGGGTCACCAATGAAAAGGAGATAGTCCTCATCAGTGAACTTCTCTAGTTTTCTTTGGATGCGGCGAACTGTGGGGGTAACAGAAAACGCAATTTGTGCGTTAGGGGGCAATACGGTCTCAATGACACCGTAGTCCATAGCGGACGATATGTTGTGGCTTCCGGTCTCGGAAACAACGTAGACTTTTGCCATTTCGATTTCTCTCTTTCTAAGTACGAGGGTTCAGTGTACACTCATTTCTGCGGGGTGTGCAACCCCCAAACCAGAAAGAGAGAATCATGAACGTCGAATTTTTAGCAAACTACCCCTTTAAGAACAAGCCGTTTCTTCACCAAAGCGCCTATTTAAGCCGTTTCTGGGCAAAATCCGTAGCTGCGCTTTTTGCAGATATGGGTACTGGAAAAACCTTCATGATCATCAACAACATTGCGATGTTGTACGACCACGGGAAGGTAAATGGGGCTCTAATCATTGCGCCTAAGGGCGTGTATCGTAACTGGCTTAATATTGAGATCCCCAAGCACATGCCTGCCCATGTTGTACACCGCATGGCGCTGTGGACCCCGTCCCCTCGCAAGGCAGAGCAGGCTGCATTAGATGCCTTGTTCACCGTGACAGAGGACTTAAAAATATTAATCATGAACGTAGAAGCCTTGTCCACCGAAAAAGGCATGAAGTACGCGCAGCGCTTTTTGTTGTGCCACCAATCCTTCATGGCGATTGATGAGAGCACCACAATAAAAAGTCCAACCGCGCGGCGAGCCAAGAACGCTGTCAAAGTTGGAAAAGGCGCTCATTACCGTCGGATCATGACGGGTTCCCCGGTTACAAAAAGCCCGTTAGATCTGTATCAGCAGTGCGCTTTTTTGTCAGACGACTGTCTCAACCTTGCCAGCTACTATTCATTTCAAGCGCGCTACGCCATCACTGTTGAGCGCAACCTTGCCAGCCACAGTTTTAAGCAGATTATTGGATACCGGCGTCTGGATGAGCTGAAAGAAAAGATGGATAAGTTTGCATTTCGTGTGACCAAAGAGCAGTGCCTTGATTTACCGGAGAAGATGTTTGTCAAGCGGGAGGTGGAACTTACCGATGAACAGGTAAAGGCCTACAACGAAATGAAACAGCTTGCTCTTGCGTCGTTTAAGGAAGGGATGACCTCAACCGTCAATGCCTTGACGCAGATGATGCGGCTTCATCAAATTGTGTGCGGCCACATCAAGCTCGACAGCGGGGAAGTCATTGAGCTGCCCAGCAATCGAATAAAAGAGCTGTTGAGTGTCATTGAGGAGTCCGATGGGAAAATGATCATTTGGGCCAACTACAGACACGATATCTTGGCCATCAAGAACGCCTTGCAAAAAGAATACGGCATGAACTCGGTTGCTACCTATTTCGGGGACACTGAGTCAGAAGAGCGCCAGCAGATCGTCGACAACTTCCAAGACAAGAACAGCGAGCTTCGCTTTTTCGTTGGAAATCCCAGCACAGGCGGCTATGGCCTGACCCTCACAGAAGCAGCTGTCGTCGTGTACTACAGCAATAGCTTTGACCTCGAGAAACGCCTCCAATCGGAGGATCGAGCGCACCGCATTGGGCAGACAAAGAACGTCCTGTACGTCGACCTTATCGTCCCAAAAACCATTGACGAAAAGATTGTTACGGCCCTTCGCAACAAGATCAATATCGCTACCCAAGTAATGGGAGAGGAACTAAAAGCATGGTTGATTTAATACCCATCCGCAAGCTCTACAAGTACGAAAAGTTGCGGCGAATAGACGGAGAAGAAGGCGGACGCAAGTACGTTTACGGCGACCAAAAGCTGCCCAGCGTCACCACAGTGTTGTCCGCAACAAAAGACAAGTCGGGCCTTGATGCGTGGGCCGCAAGAGTTGGTGAAGCAAACGCGGAGCGTATTAAAAATGACGCGGCGGCTGTTGGCACGCATATGCACAATGTAATTGAACGAATGATTGCGTACAGAGACTTGCCGCGCCCGACAAATTGGCTCATGTGCAAGGGTTTTGAGATGGGGTACCGATTGATCAACACCTACTTCAGCAATATGCAGGAGATCTGGGGATCAGAAGTAGCACTGTACTACCCTGAAAAATACGCAGGTACAACAGACCTTGTTGGCGTTTACCGGGACAAGCCCTGCATCATGGACTTTAAGCAAAGCATCCGGCCAAAAAAGCGGGAGTGGATTGACGACTACTTTCACCAGCTGGGGGCTTATGCATTAGCCCATGACATCGTTCATGGAACAAACATCGACTACGGCGTCATTTTAATGGCCAATCAAGATGGCACTACTGCGGAGTATTCCACAGCGGGTTCCGAATTTCGCCAATACAAAGACGCATGGCTGAGACGCGTGGAGCAGTACCACGCGTCTCAAATCACATTACCTAGGAGCAATAATTGAAGAAACAGGATCATTTGGAAACATTCTCTGGAATGCCGCACGGCTGTCTGAAGGAGGCCCTGCTGGAGCAGCAGCGCCCCCTGCTGGAGGCGTGGCCCCTTGTGTTGGACGCTGTGGCATGCCGGGGATTCCGCGTGTTGAAGGAGCAGGAGGAAGCTGCCGAAGAAGCTGTCTGCTAGTGCTCCCACTTTGTGGCCGAAGCATCTCATTGGACATCCCGGTAGAGAAGTCAGGCTGGTTAGGCATTGAGAAGTAGTTTTGAGGCCGCGCAGGTACTTGGCTTTCGTCAAATTGCGAATAGTTCAAGCCTGCTGCAACCATGTACGAATGTAACGAGCGGGCCATCTCAAACTTTTCAGTTTCTGATCTGCCCCGTTTAAGAAGCTGGGCCATCAAGTTAGGATCCTTGCTCGCTTCTTCAATAATCCCACGTATGAACAGAGTTGGAGTCTTATCAAAGATCTGGCGCATGTACTTTGAACCTGCGCTAGATGCAATCAAGGACCCGGAGCCTCCACTTGCCATTGCGCCGCCTACTTTTGCACCAACAACCCGTAGGGCCAGCTCGGTAACGGCATCCCCGCCTTGGACAACCGTGTCCATAAGCTGGTCATTTTTCATGGCCGCTTCAATTCTCTCCATTGGCCGAATAAGCTTTCGCAAATTTACACCCTCGCGGATGCTCATCACATCCTGAGAGCGCATCACTGAAAACAGTGAAGGCTGGCCGGGAGATAGAGGCTCAAACAAAGCTTTCTGAAAAGCTGCCGGGCTAAACCCACGCTCTCCGCCTGCTTTAATAAATGCGTAATCGTAAAGGCTTGCTTTAAGGCCTTCTACAGCGTCCGCACCTGCCCGGTTGGCCATGCGAACGATACCCGAAAAGTTACGCACAGGGTTTTTGCTGTTAAGCGCGTCCGTTATGGCAGAAGTTGGGTTTTCGTATTGGACGACTTTGGCAAACGCAGCTTGGTTGTTAACAGTGCGCAATACACGGCTGTTCTCCGCTTGAAGACCACGGAACATGTTTTCAGCACGGGTAGCATCAGTTAAGTCCCCTGTAATCTGCAGCCGGTCCAGCATTGTCTTGTTTTCGCCAATAAATCGCTCCAACTGGCGGGGATTTACTCTTCCTGTTACTGGATCTATTGACTTTGCGGCGGCCAGTCGCATCACACGTGTCTGAGCGTCACGAATAGACGCCACACCTTGGTCAGCCAGCTCTGCAAAAGGCTTAAGCTCAGCAGCTTCCGGGCTACGTGCTCCAAACTTCTTCACGGCGTCATCGTACTTTGTACGCATCATACCAACCGCGCCTTCAATCTGTTCCATGCGCAATGCGGCAAGGTCATTACCTGCCCCAAATGCTCTCTGGACAAGGATCTCGGGGGCCATTTGAGTCATGCCACGCGTGGTTGTTTTACCTACATCCGAAGCAAAGCTTCGTGTGAAATAATCATTCAACGAACGGGAGAAGTCTCGGGCCTTGTCGTAGTTGGGAAGGTTCATGCCTTCCAGATCTTTTAAAACACCGCTGGCAAGCTTGCTGTAAAAGCCTGTGTTTGCCACTTCACCGCGTGCTGAAGCGTTCCGGGCAAAATCCAATAGGTCGCTGCGGATATTAATCAAGTCCTCGACGTCGGTGCGATTAAACACAGACTGCGTCTTCGTGGTCCGTGGTCCGGCGGGCTTGGTTAAGTACGAGGACGGCACAATACCTGTGTCGACAAACTCTTGGGTACGCCGACCAGCCGCAAAACGTTGAATGCTTTCTTGATCCACGCCCAATCGGGACATGATCCCACGCACATCGGCAGGCAGCGAGTTAAACCGCTCAGGGGACATGCTAGTTGCAATCTCCAGAGCAGAGCGGCCCGTGTTGTCCGGGACAACGTTCCTAGGAACAAGGGTTGTTACGCCCTCACGAGTTTGACGCTTAAGGGAGTCCCGGTACGCAGATGTCCAAAGTTCTTTCTCGTATAAGCGTGCGTCTTGTAATGCGCTTTCAGTCTGCTCTTGGACAATCCGGCCAATTTCCACACGTGCGGCAGGAGTGTCTTTTGTGATCCTAGTCACACGTTGTGCGGCTTCGACTTCTGCAGCTTTAACCCGTGTGTCCAGCAAATCCGTAAACATTTTTTGACGGACTTGAGCAGCTTGCCGTAGGGCTTGAGGAGATCCAATTTGGTTTAGATTTTGAATCAGCAGCTCATACGCCTGAATAGACTCAACACCTTGTCGCCTTACCTCTGCCGCAAATCTAGGATTGCTGCGCCCAAGCGTTGTTTCCAACACTCCCAACGCGGCATTTCCTGTTTTTTGTGCGGAAGTAGAGGCCACGCCCGTAGGCACGTTTGCCTCAAGTTCACGAATAAGGCGGGGGATATCTTCCCCAGTCTCTTCTAAAATGGTAAACAGGCGGTTTGCGGCACGGGCTTGGCGAGCATCTGAGCTTGCACTGCGGACTAATGTGCCCAAAAAGTCCTTGGTAGACCCTGCCGCATTGGCCACAAACCTGCCGGGGGAAAACATTCCCCCAACCATTTCGGCAACTAAACGGGTTCCGGGAGAATCAGGCGCATATTGAATGGCTGCGCCGCCTGCTGTTCCCGCGCCTACGCCACTTAAAGCTTCCCCGGTAAAAAACGACTTTGGGTACTTCCTTGCAGACTCCCCAAGTTTGGTCACAAAGCCTGCTACACGTCCGCCTGTTATAACAGGCAGCCCAAACACCGCAGGTGCCGCACCAATTGTCTGCCCAAACGTCTTTGCGCCCTCACGGTAAGGGATTAAATCTTGCCGCGCAACAGCAGGAAAGAGTTCGTCAAAATCTTTGGTTAACATGTAACCAGCGCCTGCCCCTAAAACGGCACCTACTACAGGCATTACAGGAGCAAACGGACCCGCAAAAGGTGCGGCGGCTATACCTGCACGAAGGCCCCAAGTGGCTCCTCCAGTGACGCTTGCGCCTTGACCTATGCCACTACCAAACCCGTACAGCATCTCTTTACGGATTTCCTCTGGGGAGGCATCTACTCGATTCCCCATTTGAACCTCTGGGGGCGGCTCACTGCTGCTTGCGCTTGTGTCACGCATTTGGGGCTCAGCAGGAAGGGCCAAAAGCTCCACGTTGGGAGGTAATGCATTCCCCTGAGATAGTACGGTAGGATCTTGAGCCTGTGGATCAGCCATTACTGGTTCCTTTAACGTGTTTGGGGGTCATTTGCGGGTAGCTTTGATTGTCGCCCACTCTTCCCCATTCCAGAGAAACTGTGTCCCCACAGGAAGGATTTTCAGACGTTCGTCCTGCCAACTGTAAATACGTATGGGAGCACCTAGTACCTCCCGGGCACCGTGGATCTCTGTAAGTTTTTGACGGGCATTTTGGCGCTGCTCAACAGTCAGCTGCGGGTTGTTCGTGTTGCGCAAGGCCTCTCCTTGCATTTGCAGCAGTGTGTCATCTAGTGCAAACAAACGCGCGCGATATGCAGGGGGATTGTCAATTATCCCGGGCATCAGATCCAATTGTTTTGCAATCGCTGTCCGCTCGCCTTCAGCAAACTTCGGGTTTTGCGCAATTGCGCGGTTTATTTGGTTAGTTGCAGTGTCCAAAAAGGTTCTGGCTTGCGCAGACTCTTTTGAGCCAAGTTGTTCCCCAATCACTGGAAGCCGAGATACGGCACTTCCAATTGCTGAAGAAATCCCCGTTCCCTGCTGCGAAGCTCCATACATTGTAGGAACAAGCTGCGTATAGTAGCTTTGCAAGTTGGGGACAACCGCCATGGGATTGGTATTTTCTGGCCGGTAGTTGGAAGAAACTGCCGCAGGGCTTACTTGCCCTGTTGAAGCAACAGAGCTTCCTTCGCGTTCTGGGAGTGGAGTCAAGGTTGGACCTTGGGCCGTGGGCTTTGCACCTCCGTTTTGCCCACTTGCAGCCGGAGTATCTGTCTGACCTTGGGGCACAGGAAGGGCTGCGTTAAGTCGTTGGCGCGCTGCGATCGCCGTTTGCACAAAATCAGGTAGCTGGTTTTGGATTGTGCGGATGGATTTAAGGCCAGTAATGGGGTCTACGGACTCGACCTGCTGCTGCTGTGTGTAATCTCGCACACCCGTCTCAAAGATACGGTCCTGATCCGGAGTAGTTATGCCGGTAGCGTAATTTGGAGAAAGCTGGGTAAAGAAAGTCAAAATACGGCCATCTTTTCCCGATCCAAACGGGTTAGCGGACGTGGACGATTTGAGTACATCCGTCCACATCTTACGTTGGCTTTCCACAAGTTTCAGGTTCTGTGACCGGATAGAATCGATGTCTTTCTCAGTGGCCTGCAATGCGGCCATCTTAATGCCTTGATCTGTTTTTGCTTGTTCCGCAACGCGCGCGCCGATTTTGCCGGGCAACGGAGCAACAGCGCGGGACAACCTAGAGACGGCGCTTCCACGCAGTGGTCTGCCCTGATCGTCTACGTTACCCGCGTAGTTAAATGCAGCCTGCGCCACGTCCATGAGCATCTGGCCTTGAGCCACATTCTTGTCAGTGCCAAGAAGCTTTTCGTACATGGGCACACGTTTATCTATTCCTGCCCGCAAATCAGGCACCGCAAGAGGCTTACTGGTTAAGTAAGTCATTATTTCTGCGCGGGCCTTGGACAGCTGGTCGCCGTCAAAAGTCCCTACTGGGAATGCAGAGGATGTTCCTGAAACAGGGGAGGCGCCATCCTCATCGGTCCCCTCTGCGAAATTTTGGACAAGGCCGCCTTGGTACATTTGCACAGGCGGTGCGCCTGCCCCTGCCATTAAGGAGCCAATACCGCCTTCAGGCATGCCGGGGGGCATTCCTTGAGGAGGCATTCCTTGAGGAGGCATTCCCATGTCTGGAGGCGCACCCATGTCTGGAGGCATCCCGGGAGGCATACCCATCCCGGGAGGCATACCCATCCCGGGAGGCATGCCCTGAGGAGGCATTCCTTGTGGGAGCGCTCCAATCCCAGCTTGTGCTTCTTTTGCAAGCACAGGCTGCAGTAGCGCCAGAACCTCTGACGGGGTGCTAGAAGCCGCGTTATAGCCCACCAGATCAGCAAGCTCCTCGACACGGGCATCAATGGAGCGCATGTCGCCCCGCAGGTTGTTCATCAGGATCTCAGGAGAGCGAGCACTGCGCATAGCCGGGTCTTCCGACACGCCCTCCCCCATGTCTTCGTCTTCTAAAATGCCCATCTCTTCTTCATCGAGCATTTCTGAAAAACCCTGCATGATGCCGACGTTTTCCGGATCGACTTCGGCCTTGTCTTTTTTGTTAAACAGAGGCCGGTCTAAGATTTTTGATTTCATGGTTTTCCCTTATCCGCCAAACAGCTTGTTTGCACCGGCAATGGTAGATCCCGCACCTACAGCAGTGCCAACTACTTGTTGCCATGGGCTTGCGCTAGGAGACGACTGAGATGTCAAGGCCATCTGAGAGGATGGTGCACCTTTATAGATGTCTGACACAAAGGCTAACTGCTGGTACGGAGCCATAGTCCGTTGCAACTGAGTAGCACGTTGCGCGTCCAACTGGGCTTGAGCATTTTGCTGCTCTTGAGTACCGAGTTGAGACATCAGCGACACATCGGCAGCATTAAGTTGAGAACCCAGCTGGCCCAGTGCAGCTTGTTGTACGCCCATAGAGCCAATGCCTTGGCCAAGTTGGCCAAGCAGCTGGCCTCGACTAATGTCAATGCCTGCTTGTGTCCCGGCCAGTCCTCCAATACCTTGACTTAGCTGGCCCTGCAAAGCGGCCCCTGACTGGCCAATCTGCGCGTTTGATACGGCCTGTTGCCCAAACTGAGCCCCAATTTGGCCAAGTTGATTTGCTGCGGCAAGCCCTCTTTGCTGCTGTGCCTCGAAACCCTGCATACCGGCCTGCTGCGCCTGCTGGTAGTTTTGAGCGTAATCTTGTGCAATCTGGCGGGACATTACGTCATTAAGGCCTCGCGACATTTCCGCCCGCTGAACACCTTCCCGAGTCCCACCAAATGCCCCTGTTTTAACTGCCTGTGCTGCTGCGCCTTGCTGCTGAATAGCACCCTGACGCTGCAGCTCCCGCATTGTGTTTTGAGTGACCTGCTCCTGATAAGGATTCATGTAGGCCGCTGTCATCTGCGGGTTGTATCCACCTGTTGCACCTGCGGCACCCTGAGCAGCTCCTGTCAGATAACCCTGCGACGTTGTAAAGTCAGGGGACAAAGAGGACCCTGCTGTGCGCATGGCCTCTGCCATGCCGTCTTGGGCCTGACCAAACTGAGCCCCAACATTAATTCCTGCAATACCTTGAGCCGCTGCTTGCGAAAGGTTTTGGCCCTGAGTCAGAGAGTTGGAGCCTGCTTGAATATAGGGCTCATATTGGCCAATACCCTGCTTTGCAAGGTTGGTAGCCTGAAGCTGTGACTGTGACTGGCCTGCGGCCTCATATGCAGGAAGGTTTAACGGCTGCGTGTTGTACAACCGCTGCGCCTCTGCAAGCATGCCGGTCTTATAAGCCTCGATCTCCGGGGCTTCGCGGACTATCTGTCCTGTGTAGCTGACTTCGCCCATGATTATGCCTTCCCTTCAAGTGACTTCATTAGTGCGTACATACGCTTAGCCCCCGCGCGCCGTGATCCTTTGCCCGCGCCGCGTACAGCTTTTGCCGTGAAAACAAACTCACCGTCCGAAAGCATGGCAGGAATTGAATCGGAAGTGGCTGTCCCGGGCCCGTTAATGGGGCCTGTTCGACGGGGATACTGGTTTACCTTACCGCCCTTAGCATACCCTGAAAGTCCCGCCACACCTCCCGTTACCGGTGCCTTTTTAGGGACAGACGTCTGGTACATGTAGTCATAGGGGTTTAATGCGTAAGAAGTTCTTGCTCCTGCAAAATTAAGCCCGTAAGTTTCCGGTTTTTCTTTTAATAAATCCATACCTGTTGGGCCGTCAAAGCCCGGCGGGAGCTGAGCTTCTTCTTTTTTGAACCCTCCGGTCAAGCCCATTGCTGCAACGCCTGCTAATGCCATCGGACCATAAGTACTTATCAGACCCGGCATTGCTGTTTTGAAAGCCGTCTGATACGCGCTGTCTAACATAGCTGGGGTAGCGTTTGGAATGCGTGCTTTTAAAGCCTCCATTGCACTAAAGCCCGCTTCTTGAGCTGCCCCAGTACCAGACTGTTGAATTTGTGACGGAGAAATATTGCTGTATGCAGACCTAGCCGCATCCATAAAATTACCCTGCTTCAAAGAATCCCATACGCCCGGGGTTGCAGTACCTGCGGTGCTAGGGAGGCTGCCAATCCCACTTGAGAAATTCTGTGCAACCGTAGGCGTTACCCCGGGGACCTTGATCCCTTCTCCGAAGTAACCTGCCTTATTAATTCCGTCGCCTACTAGATCAGGTATATTTGAAGGAGCATTGACCACTGAAGGAGCATTGACCACTGAAGTGGCATTTGGAATCACTTCATTAGGTGTAAGTACCGAATTTGCCGCGTTTTCGACAGCAGCGATGGGAGGAAGTGGTTGGGTGGTTATGCTCGCGTCTGGGATAGCGGTTATTTCAACGCCGGGACCCGCGAGTGCCGAATCCACAACAGTGGTAGGTGCTGCAGCAACGTCGGTAGCCGCAGTACCCGCTACATTGGTACCCGCGCTACCGGAGGCCTCATAGCCGGGAGGAAGGCCCAGAAGAGCGCTGCCACCAAATGCCGCAAGACCAGAGACTGCGCCTGTTTTAAGGGCATCGCCAAGGTTTTGGCCTCCTGCAAGTCCTACTAAAGTGGCGGCCGCAAAAGTGTTTACTCCTACCGCAGCCGCACCGGTAATTCCCGTGATAGAGCCTGCTGTTCCTGCAAAGTTTAATCCTGCGGGTCCCATAAAATAGACAGCAGCCGCTGTCAATATGATCTTTCCAACAGTGCTTGACGCTACGTCTTTTACAACTTTTACAACGCCCTTTACCGCGCTGGTTACCGCATTTCCTACGCTTTTAAAAACTCCGCCAATGGCTTTGGTAATACTGCTGAAAAAGCCGAATTCTTGCAAACCGGTGTAAGGGTTAACAGATCCTCTGCCCCCACGTCGACGAAGCAGCCGCGCTTCGCTAGGCGTAATGTGCGCCATCATTGTGTCTTCATTGCGCCCCATATTTCCCATTGCAGCCACCAACGGCTTTAAAGTGGCAATGCCACCTTTTGCCATTTGCAGGGTCTCGGGGGGAGCGGAAGGCGTCGACCCTGACAGCTGGTCCAGCGCAATGTTCAATGCCGCAAAGTACGGCATGTCAAACGTTTCTGGAAGAAGCTCACGAGGGACGCCCTCCTGTAGAAGTTCCGCGCGAATCTCAGCGTATCGTTCAGGCTGGCCCATTACCAAGTCAACCATCTGCCCCATGGCATCAAGCACCGCTTCAGGTAGTTGGATGTTTTTGAGATAGGATTTAAACTGCTTAACAAGCGCTGGATCAGCGCTTTCCATGCTGTTAAGCATGTCATTGCCAAATTCAACGGGTTGGTTTTTTGCGTAAGATTCAACTACGGGGCTAAACAAAGACGGGTCAATTGTCTCTTCAGTAGGGGCCTGTGAAAGTCCCATAATCCCTTGCATCGCGTCAGCCATATAAGTTACCTTTCGTGTGTGTGCCAAAAAGCCTCATGGGCTGCGCGTTTTAAAAAACACGAGTGTGGCGTCTATTATCCAATATGCTGTCATGTTCTGTCTACAAGCAGCGCCGAAACAGTGACCGAAACATCTGCCCCAGAAGACTCAACTCTAAGCCGATCAAGCCCTTCAAGGATTAATGGTCCTGTGGCCTTGGTTCCTATGACGTCATAGTACTCCCCTGCAGCAATATCGTGGCTAAAGGCCAAATAATGCGTCCCAGAGCCTAGGGGAGACATCGACACTTTTACAGTCGACAAGGCTCCGCTGTTGTTGCTGATCCATATAGATCGGACAATCATAGTGGAAGCGTCTGGAACGACCAAAACAACTGTCGAAGTTGCAGCAGGAAGGTCGGCTATATATCGTTTGTATGAATTGGCCATTAGTTACCAAAGAACCAAGACTGAGCTTGATCCTTATCCTCCGTTACAACAGGGGTGTAAGCTTGATTGAGCTGAAAAATAACCTGTTCAAGGGATCGAACAAGCTGGTTAAACTGCTCAGAGTTGTATTCCTTTGACGCCACCGTAGGCAGCCGCACGTTGTTAATTTTGCTCATCTCGAACCATCCGGTTGAATGTCGACCCGCCAAGTTCCAAACCTCCAATTGCTGTCAAGCGTGTCACTATTAATCTCTAAGGACATTTGACGGCCCCTTGCTCGGGTGTCTACTTTTTGAGTTTGTGGAGTTATTACGTACGGATCGATAGAGCCAACTGTCTCGGGGGCTTGCGGGTATAGCTTTAAGAAAATATTAACAGTCAGATTTCCTACTTGATTTTTAAAGTCTGGAATAAATCGCTTCATAAACATGACCTGATCCCCGTCCCCAATATCAAAGTAACCGGCTTTTAAGTACGCCGCAATAGGCTCGTTAATAGCATTTACTCCGCTTTCTTGGTTATAAACCAGTGATCTGCCTGCCGTTAGCCCATGTATTACCCCAATTGTTGGGGCATCACTTGTTGGAAAATAAGGGGAACCAAGGGGCTTATTATAGGTTCCGACGTCTTTCCACGCTGTTCTTGGCATTGTTCCAACATGCCAAGTGTTCTCAAGGTAGTTGTATGTCACAAAACGATCGATAAAGTCGTTTGCGCCAGAGCAGTACCACCAAGTTACTTCGTTAAACTGGGAGTTAACACCCACATGAAACTTTTGCGACTGCACCAGATTAATGTCACCAAAGACGTAGTCCTGAACCGTGCAAGGCACTTTTTTGACCGTACCATCAAACACATAGAACGCTTCTACGCCCATCCAAAAGGATAGGCCGTTAACGTCTACTGCAGCATGCGGACCAACGCACCCACAGTTGGCACCCAATTGGTTAAAGCCAAAAGAATACGGAGGGCCCACGAACTGCATACTATGAAGCGCAGTGTCGGTAAAAATCAACACCTGCCCCCGAGAACGAATAGCCGAAACAATCAAGCTTCCATCGTTTAATCGCTGCCCGCCTGCGGTGTTTGTCGCGGACGGAATAAACTCATTTATGTCCTCTTGGGAAGAGAACCGTACGTACATTGGGTCTTGGGTATTGGCGGAGCCAATGGTTGTCTCTGTCCCAAAGCAAACGAGGTGCCTGTCAGGGGTTGAAACAAGCGCATACTTACTTGCGGTTGGGGCCCCGGGAACGTAAGAAGCAGGGGTCCCTGTTCCCAAACTCGGCTGCCAAATAAAGGTTGGCCCATCTACTAACTGGCATATGACATCTTCACCATAGCTGTCAAATTGCCATACGCGGGAAAGCAGCGCAATGCCTTGTGAGCCAAGATTTGAGCGGGGAGTTCCCCACGTCTCTTCTCCCCAAACTCCGGTTCCCCACCCATAGTCAAAGTAATTTACGTCAGAGCCAACATTAATTTGAAAAGTGGCAGTCGCGGACCCTGCCGCTGTCTCTGTCAAAGTCGCAAAATCAGGAGACAGGATGGAAAATTCATTGGCGTTAATAATCGCCTGAATCTGGTACTCCGCATCAAGGTTGCTGCTTAAAATTCCTCCGGGGTTTCCTGTAACCGCAGAAAGGGTCAGAAAGTCCCCCACAATGGCATTATGCGCGGCGGCATTAACAACCACGGTCCGTGATCCGGTGATGGTGTCAAAAGTTACATTGTTGATGGTCTCTCGCACAGGAGTAACGTCAGCCCATTGTGCGTTTGTAAAAACGTACAGCTTCCGATTGGTACCCAAAATAGCGTAAGGGATCCCGGCCAAGTTGTTCCAAGAAAAGATCTGGCTAGGCTGGCCAACTAGGTAGGCAGCGGTGTCGTTAAACAGCGTCCATCCTCCGATTTTCTCGGGCAAGCCATATTGGAATCGAACAAAGTCGCAGTCTACCCAGCCGCCTTCGGCACCGTACTCGGTATTCTGTTTATCGATCCCCGGTTTCAGAAAAAGACGTTGTAATGGCATGGTTTGCTCTTCTCGATTACATCAAAGCGCATTCGGCTTTGCGACGTTTTACTAAGCCCGGTAGTACTCTCCCGCCCCCACGCGTCCAAAGCAAGAGCTGCTGTTTAGCGCCTTCCCAGTCTCTAGCTCTGATCTTACGCCTAAGAGTGCTTGTTTGGAGGCGACCGCCACCAAGGTTAAATGTGAAATCCACAATGGCATTAAATCTGTTCCACTCCCCTGTGGCAACTGCGTCAGCAAATAGCTCAGGGCAAAGCCTTGCCACACTGGGCGCAAACGAGACCTCTAGCTCATGCAACAAAAGTTTTTCGGCTTCTTTACGAGTCATGCTGGGGTCACTTAACGTGACCTTTTCCCCGTCTGCGTAGTACGTGCTTCCATACCCAATGGTAGGAACATTAGCCGGGCACAGGTACGGCAAGGAACGAAACCCCTCAAACTGTCGGCAAAGTTCGGCAGCTAGGGTAAGGTCCATTAAAGCCCCCGCTTGGTCAGCGTACGGTCAAGGAACCAGTAGTTAACTGTTCCCGCTACCAAAGCGCTCATGTCAGGGGTCATCATGGTCTTAAATACAGTAACCGCAGGCTCACCAGTTGACCATGCACTAAATGCGTAAAACAGGTGCACAAATGACCAGAGAAACATAAGCCAATAGGTGACGACAGGGCGGACGGAAACAGACAAAGTCGCTGCCCAGCTCCCGCCTGCTGCTTTTACCATCTCTGCCTGCTGGTCTATGGCGGACTTAAACGCCGACATTACACCAACATCAACGGCGGCGTCCCGTACGGCCCCTATTTCAGCCAGCTTCTGAGTGCCGCGCTGCTCTTCGAGTTGGCACTGTCTGTCAAACATTGACATCTCATGGGACCGCTCGTTTTTCCTATCCAGCCACTTAAGTACCTCTGGCGCAAGACGAAAAACACCCCCCAGTAGTGACCCGAAAATTCCACCCCCAAGTAATTCAATCATTGTACGTCTCCTTACCGGAATTGAGTGAAAGTGAACGTTGGGTATGTTCCACCGTCATTTTTTAGAATTCCCCAACCATAAATGTACTCGTTATTGCTATAGTTCCCATTAGGAGAAGTCGCGCTTACGTTAACCGTCTGACTGCCTCCGGTGCCTAATGAAAATGCGGATGGGCTAACGGTGGTAGAACCCCCTGTTGGACGTTGAATCTCCTGCACGGTTATTGAGCCTGACCCCGATGTTGCAGTGACGTTAAAACTTGCATAAGAAGTTACTGGTGCACTCTGCCTTGCAATAGTTGTGGACGCAGAGGAAGGGCTGACAGAAATATTGAATACCGCAGGCGTTGTAACTGCATTGCTGTACTCACTAAATGAACTTGCCCCGTACGCATTATTTGCGTACACCCGGAACTGGTAAGTTGTGCCCGCTTGCAGCCCACTTACAGTGATCGGCAAGTTACCTGAAGTGTTAACCGACCCTGAGTATCCGCCCGGAGAAGATATCGCCACAAAAGAGGTAACCGTAGCGCCTCCATTGTAGTTTCCAGTGTAATTTACAGTCGCTGCAGAAGTGCCATCAAGGAATGCGCTGACAATAGTCGGTGCATTAGGTACTCCAAACATCCTGATCTGGTTACTAGACTGGCTATTAGGGCTGTTTCCAAGCACCGTTGTTGCATATACAACAAAAGTGTAGTACTCCCCTGAGGTTAATCCGCCCACGTTAATTGTGCCCGATCCCGATTGGGTAACAGTGGCCGACTGGCCTCCCGGGGCTGCAACTGCGGTATAGCTAAGAATCGGCGACCCGCCGTTACTTAAAGGCGCTGTAAAATTAACAGACGCCGTGGATGACCCTGTTGCCGTCGCAGTTCCAATAATAGGCGCAGTGGCAAGCGACAAGCCTGCAAAGCCATACCCTCGAACTCCTGCGTTTGCTAAGGTACTGATCAGTGGCATTATGCGAACCTCGTCTGCGCCTCGAGCACGGTATACACACCTTCCCCTGTCTTGATAACAGTTACCAAGTAGGAGTCAATGCTATTTGCGTTGCCAGAAGTAGGTTGTGTTCCGCCCTGCCACTTGGCACTGACAGTGTTCCCGTCAATCAAAATAGTGCCTTGGTAATATCCAGTGCTCCCATTGGTGTTGAGGAATGCAATTGAAATCGCATCTCCAACCGCCAACGTTGAATTGAGAGTGGTAGACGCGTTTCCACGAATGTTCAGTGACCAATTACCAGAGGAAACGCCTTGGTAATACAGAACAGACGATGTCAATACGTCAAAATTTACTGTCCCACTAGAGCCACTTGGAGACACGGACACCCGTTCACGAGTGGCAAAAATGCTCTTGTTAGAGAGGTCTTGCACGGCAGTTGTGAAGACGTCGCCCACAGTTGCATATTCAACATCTGTTGCGCCTGCGTTAACTACAAGGGCTTTGGAGGCATTCCCAGTGTAGGACGGCAGAAGGTTTGTGCGTGCGGTAGCGGCGGTATTTCCACCAGTACCACCGCTTGCCAGCGCAAGGGCAGTTGACAGCGTTAATGAAGACGCGTGGTCCATGGCGCTCGAGACATTAACGCCGTCGTTGTAGACGATCATCGATGCGCCCGCAGGAACCACGGTTCCTGTGCCAGTTGCATTACGCACTGTCACTGGGTCCGCTAGACTGTTCGTGACCAAATACATCTTCTGGACTGCAGGTATTTCAAGCTCACGTGCGCCTGAAGAACTTCCGTACAGATACAGGCGCATTTTCCGCGCTGGCTGTGAGGTGTTTGTGTTGGTCAACGCTAATTGAACATTGGCCCCACTAAAAAGGACCTCTGCGGTGTTAGCAATGGCCTCCTCTACCGCAGTGCCGAGGTTGGTATTGGTGACATCGCCCCATGTGCCGGAGTTTTCACCAGTCCCCATCAGCTGTATTTTTAAGGGGGTATACGAGGAAGGCATGTTTTGCTCCTAATGTCTTAATGGATCACTTCAGTCCAGTCATCGTCCTGTGCGTCGTCTACCGGAGTCCAAGTAGTGGGCGGTATAACTGGCGCGGTCCAAGTAGTTTCTTGAGCTGCGTTAACCTGCACCCACACATCCTCCTGTGTGTCATCAACGACAATCCAGTTCGGGTCTTGTGGGGTCGGAATCTCGCCCCATACTAACACATTGCTAATGTTGATGATAGCCTGCTGAGAGGTCAGAATGACGTTTGCTTCGCCTATCGCCGTCAATGAGCCATAGCTCATCACCATTGGATTTTCTAGTACCAGAGTTGTAGCCTGAGCACTGGCGCGTACGTTAGCTATCGTGGATACAAGCTCTTGCGTAGTGAGTAACAGG